GGTGCAGATATCAAGGAATGCCCATTGAAAAAGACGATGGGTCTCCTTTTTTAGATTCTGACGGAAAATTAATTGTGCCTCAATATGAGGCTCAGCCAGCGGGGTCTCCTGTAGATTTCTTTTTTGATGAATCTGCGGCGTGGAACAGCCAAAGCATTTACGAAAAGAGTGGGATTGTCTGGGTTGCCAGCCCTAGTATTACGATTCGACCATTCGGATCTACAGATGTTAACGAAAGTGGAGTGCCTCTTAAGACCGTTTATATTTCTACAGTAGATAATAATTCAGGAAACGCTCCTCAGGATAACCCTAGTTTTTGGTTAAAAGATGGTTGCACTAAAAAGTTTAACGCTTGTTCAAAGAGATTTACTAGCACAACGGATCTCATAATGGTAGCTGGAGATCCAGCAGAGAGAACGATTAATGCAATTAAAATTTCAGGCGCAGCTAGCCCTGAAAGTGAAAACATTCCTAATTTCACAGGGTTATTTCATACTACAGTTGAAGAAATCACGGGAGCCTTAGACCCAAGGAAAGAGTGGACTGTAATGGGGTGGGTAAATATTAATGCAAATTCAGCTAAGGGAGCGGGTATTTTTAGCACCTCTCAAAAAGATGATGGGCAATGGCCAAATAGTAGATTTTTAAACATTGGGGTAGATACAACAAATAGGGGAGCTAGCACTGTAGGTAACAAGACTACTCAAGTTACTGCTGATCATCTTGGTTACTTACTTAACAAAACAAGTTCAGATACAAGCCTTAATGCTTACCGATCAACATATCTTAATGAAACACAACCTATAGTGCAGGGGGATAACTTATCTTGGTATCAGTATATTATTACTCACCAAACAGGAACTGCCACTTTTGCCAACCCAGATGTTCCTGCTCACGAACAAGAAACCTTGATAAATTTTTATGTAAATGGAACCAATCTTTTTGATGGTCAGGGGAACGATAATGCCCGTCTTGCTAATAATCTAGGAAATTTTGCTAGTTATGCTGAAAGAACGGGAATGACTTGGGATGGTGGTAAAAACGCTTTACCAAAAACTTTTATGTTGGGCGCTGTAGAATACTACACCACTTCCATGGGCTATGAAAACGGTGGAACCCCCCATACCACTTCAATGAATGGAAAGTTATTAACATGGGCTGTCTGGAATAGAAGTTTAAACGAATTGGAAAGAACTTACCTGCGAAAGCCCATTATGACACCCGCCGAAATGAGTAATGATAACTGGGCGCAACCACAAGAAGTCCCTAGACTCTATGAAGATTGCACTGGTCAATTTTCTACACTAACAGGCGGAACGGGAGATGGGTTGGAGTCGAGCCACGCACCCTTGTCTTATGGACACAACTCCTTAGTTGCATGGTGGGACGGAACCACTGGGTTGATACCGTCCACAAGTAAAATAGGAATGTTAGATATTCACACTGGAGAATTTCATTTAACGGGAAGCGGTAACTTCACAGGAGAATCTATAACATATGTAGAAGGAACCACGATGAGAGTGCCTAATCCCACTCCTAGAAACCCAAGATATGGTGGATTCCCAGGAACCGATGGATTTGGATATGGAAGAAACACTCAATATTAAAGTTAAAAAACCTGAGGAAGCCCTCAAGTTAATTAAGGAAATTTCTCACGCAAATTTTAAAAGAGAAATTTGCGGTTTTGTGGGATCTGACCGAGAGACAGGTGAGTATATTGTGCAAGAAGAGGACAATATTGCTCCTGATCCATCGTCCCACTTCCTCATAAACCCCCTTAATTATTTATTGTTTAAAGATGCTTATGATATGGTTGCCATATTTCATAGTCACATCCTAGGAGATGAAAGTGAATCTGAATTTGATGTGAAGATGGCTAACAATTGCTGCCAAGCATTTTTGATATACGCCATAAACACAAAAAAAATAAATATTTATAGTCCCAAAAATATAGAAGGGAATGTAAAAGTATTAGAGAGGATTAAGGAATTAGTATGACATTAATAAGATTACATGGAATTTTGGCCGAAGAATACGGAAACACTTTTTGTTTTTCAGTTGGCAATCCAAGAAATGTGCTTGACGCAATTGACTGTAATCGTTCTGGCTTTAAATCGAGACTTATAGAACTGCATCGAGAAGGATTCAGCTATGATATAATTATTGATAAAAAAAGAATCAGTGAGAAGAGCGAGATGGACAATATGTGCGACCCCGAAACCATTGATTTGGTTCCAGCTATTTCGGGAAGCGGACCTATCATTGGAGGTATATTTTCTCTTTTGGCGGGTAGTGGCTTCTGGGCAACTGTTGCTAAAGCTGTATTATTTGCAGCTATTAGTTATGCGTTAACACCAAAGCCTGATCAACAACAGGTAGAAATAACTGCGAAAGCGGGGAAAGAATCTTTAATTTTTAGTAATAGGGCTAACGTTGCCAGTCAGGGCGCACCTGTTCCGCTAGGCTATGGAAGATTAAAAGTTGGATCGCAAGTGGTTCAAGCAACAATTAAATCCTTCCCTCAAAGTCTGAAGACGAGAGACGCTCTTAATCCTCAAGAAGCAAGCATCGCGGGGGAGGCAATTACTACTAATAAAGTATCCGATAGGTTTAACCTTAACGTGTAATGAATCATATTTTAAAAAGGATCAGTATTGCAGGAGCTAAAAAGGCAGATAAGCCTAAACCTCCAATTTACAAACCTCCTGTGATGGGAGAGTTGCAATACGGTGCTTCTTTTAGTCATTCTGAAACTTTAGACTTGGTAAGTGATGGGCCTATCGAGGGAATTTGTAATAATTTTGGAGTTGTTCAACGTGGAAGGGGAATTCTTCAAGGTATCTATTTAGATGATACGCCCGTTGCTGTTTCAATTGATAATGCTCCAAGAGTATCAGAGGATTTGCCTCAACAATCACTTCAAACACTAGAGATAAGCCCATCTACTCTTACTGTTGGAAGCGAATCGGGTGCTAAATGCATGCGTAAATACTTTCAAGCGATTAACCAGCAGAGGTATCGTAGTAGAGATGGTCTTATTACAGATTTAAAAAAGAATGGCAATAGGGGACCAATCCAACAAGGAGAATATCCTTACCTTCCACATGTTAGTATGTGGACTTTTAGGTGGAGAAAAAGCAGCGGAAGCTGTAGAAATAAAGACCCAAAAGATAAGCAGCATTACTCCATTTATATAAGAGCTTATATTAAATATTATGGCTCAGCAGATAAAAGATTTTATTGGTATTTAAATGGAAACCAAAGAACAGATCAAGGAAGCAGCCAAAATAATGCGGTCTACAGGAATGCTAATAAAAGTAGAGATAGACTCACTCACCTTTACTGGACAAACCAGAGAGGTGTAACTAATTCATCTTTTTTCTTTGGTTTTGGCCATCGTTCTGGTGGAGGATATTTCGGCAAACAATTATTTAAAAAGAGTTCTGATGCTTCTGAATTGTTGGTGCGACCACAGATTCAAAAGATAATGCAGTTGTGGAATGATAATGGCCCAAGTAATCCTGAAGGTAATAGATTCCAAAGAGACTTGGCAGCGCAAGCCTTGAGTGATTTAAATTGGAACGGAAGTCAAATGAACCCAGGAATTGGTGCTGCTGGTAATGGGCTTTTGCACAACTGGTTAGAGAAAAGCAACAGAAGAAAAGCTCATGCCGTTATTCTCTTGGATGAGGTTAACCCCTCCTTGGTTGGAAAAACTGTTCTGGAAGATGGCGAAGTCGCCCCCATGAGAACTTACCCCTATGGAGGTAATCATGGTTGGAATCTAGAGAGCAGAATGAGATCCGCAGGGCTGAGAACTGCATCTGTAACATGTCCAGAGGTAGATTCTAATGGCATAATGACAGGAAAAATGTTTGGTTTTCTTGTTTTCCAACTTAATACTTCATGGAAGAAAGTCAAAAACTTAAGATGTTCAGGTCTCAGGCGGGGTGAATCTTTTCGTGCTTATACTGTATGTATAATGAAAAAAGAAAAGGACGTTCTTAAGGATATAAATTCATTAAAATATAGTAAAGTTATTCCTGATGACATTCCCCAAGAAGTTAATGAGTTTGAAATTATTGATCAAAAATATAATTTTAGTAATGTTTTAGCTGAAGTTAGAACGGGGGAAGAAGATCAACAACCATTTAAATTCTTTAAAAAAGTTTTTATAGATCATGTTTATAACCAAGAACTGTTTGGACCTTTTTCTTCCAAGTCTAAAATTTACCCACAGCGGATTAATGATAACCGAGATATGCTTACTAAAAGTAAGGTTCTCAAGAAAGGGGCTAGAAATTATAATATTGATGTAGATTCGAAAGGTCTTCCCATTAACGAAGGTAGTGATGATGAAAGATTAGACTCTAGAGATAACATAAGAGATTATTCATCGTGGGGAAAGAACTCTTTAATTAGATGGGACGAAAGAGCACTCCCTGTAACCCACACTGTTTACAATCCTAATGTAACTGAGTGTTTTATTACTCTCCAAATTAATCAACTTGGTGATACCCTAGTTAGAGACGTAGATAACGTTCGTGCCGAAGGTGATGAAGATTTAAAAATAGGAACTAAATTTCCCACCGTTCTTAACTTGCAAGTCGAGGTAGGAAGATTTTTAAAGGATTTTAATGGGGGAGGCAGTCGAGGGGGACAAGTCGTTACCGATACTTATGCTTACAGAATAGTAGCCTTAGTCGAATCAACGACCCTTATAGATATAGGGAATCCCGATTACAAAAGTAATGGTAGTGGATCAGAGTATGTAATAAATTTACATAGCACTGATCCACGGGCTGGCCAATTAAATGTTCCTTTTACATTACCAAAGGCAAGAATCTTTAATAATGATGTTCTCACAGAAGATGGAGAAAGAGGAATTGAGGCAGGAACTATTGATGAAGATAGTGTCGAAGAAAGGTTTGTAAGAGTAACTAAGCTATCATATGAAACTAATTCTGTTTTATTAGCAAAAGAAGTTTTAGTTAATAAAGTTACAGAGATCATTAAATGCGATTTACCTTATCCCTTCTCCGCTATTGTCGGATGTAAATTAGACTCTAGAGCATTTTCAGCTATTCCATCTAGAAGTTTTGATTGTAAACTAAAAAAAGTAAGAATTCCCAGTAACTATAACCCCACAACAGACGGTGGAATAGATAAAAGATATTGGGATAGAGTCGGGAAAAAATCAGAAGGAACAAATAGTGCTCAAAAAGGCTCTTTTTATTGGACAAAAGCCGCTATCGAAGCGGGGTCTAATGATGTAGACCCAGAAGCCCTTCTGGTTTATGAAGGAGATTGGGATGGTTCCTTCAAGGAGGAATTGGAATGGACAGACAACCCCGCTTGGATTCTATACGATCTACTAGTAAGTCAGCGATATGGAATGGGAACCCATATTGATGTAGATAGTATCAATAAATGGCAGTTATATAAGATAGCTAGGTTCTGTGATGCTGTAGATAAAAATGGATATTTTGAAGGAGTAACAGATGGAAGGGGTGGAAGAGAACCGAGGTTTTCTTGTAATATTGTTTTTGATCAAGGCCAGAAAATTTATGACGCTATTAATACTATTGCTGGAATTTTTAGAGGTAGAGCATTCTTTGGCAATTCAGAAATAAACTTTGTAGACGATAGACCGCGAAGACCTGTTAACCTTTTTACTAATGATTCAGTGAAGGATGGTTTGTTTTTCTATTCTAATAATAGAAGAGATGAACAATTCAATACGATTGAGGTTGGGTATAAAGATCGTTTCGATAATTTTGCTCCTAAGGTAGAAGTTATAGAAGACGAAGAAAACATTAGAGAGAGGGGCGTATTTAAAAAGAAGATAGAAGGAGTGGGTATAACTTCACGGGCTATGGCGCGAAGAGTTGGACAGCACCGAATTTTTTCTTCTATTAAAGAGAATCAAACAGTGGCATTTACAGCGGGGCTTGAAAGTCTTCTATGTCAACCTGGAGATTTAATTGTAATAGAGGATGAATTAAAAACAAATAAAGCTAATTTTGGAAAAATCCTAGACGTAAATATTGATAAGCAGGAAATAAGAATGAGTAACACTTTTGTCGCTGATGACATGACTGCGAAGGTTACTCTTTACCATCCTACAGGAGTTGACACTATTGATGACATAGATATTTTAGGTAGTGCAAAAAGACAACGCTATCAATCATTCACTATAACAGGTAATCCTGATACTGCTCCTTGGGCTGGATTTACAGGATATTATAGTTTTTCTGGTTATCTTAAGGGATACCCCGATATTGTTGAAGAAGATGATAATAGATATGAGCAATATGCAGCCTATACAGGACTAACAACAGGAATTAATAGTGTTGAAAGGATAGCTACTCTTTATTATGAAACTGGGGTTTCTGGCTGGATGTTTGGCTCAGGAGAAGCTGTTAAATTAAAATCGGGAAGTTTTATCTCAGAACTGACAGGAGATCAAAGTCTAAACGCAATGGGGACTGGGTTTTTGCTTCCTGTTGATATGACAGAAGCAAACAAAAGAGATTCTTCTGCATCTCTGTCTCCCTTCTCTGGCTTTGCTGTCGCAGGAGATGATGACAGGAATAGAGATAGTTTCATAGGTCCATATAGGGGGGCAATGAATAGCGAGATTTCAGGATCAGCACCCGAACAAATAACCGTATTAGATGTCACAGGAAGTGTGATAAACAAAACTTACGGATGTTTAGTTTCAGGAGTAAATAGACCTGAGATATTGCCATTCGTTAAACTTGGCAGTCCTGCTAAGTTTGAAATTACTGATGCAAG